GTGTACAATATTTAATGTACCACTAAGGTTAACCCCTGTCAACTATTTATTTGTTTTACAAGTCTTGCATACTGTTCAATAGTCAAACAAACACGCCAATTATCACCCTCTGCTGTATTAGGTCTTTTATTAAATCTAACAAGTGTAGCTGCATGTTTTACACCTGCATTTAATCGCTGTTGTTCTGCTTCTCTTGGCTTTTTTAATACTGCCTCGCTTTTGTTCTTATAGTCGCATACTTGTAGAACTGTATCCGGTATGCCTGTCAGATCCCCTTTATCTTTGTCCTGACCTGCGCCAAATCTGCGCTCGACTAAATAACCAGTAGATGCTGTTAAATATATACATGCCTCTCTTTCTGCCCTATCCCCTTTATTCTTCTGCGGGTTCATTTTTCTAATTCTTTTATTTGTTTTTTAAGTGCTTCATATTCTACTAAATATTCTCTTGTTACAAATTCAGATTTATGGTTAAACATATAGCGATCACTCAAGGCACCTAATTTTACATATAAATCATCTATTAATTTTTGTTTTGCTTCCTTAAATTCCTTATTAAGTGCATCTTCTTCTTTAGGTTTTTTTGACCAATCAGAAACTAGCGTAAGCAACTCTTTTACACGCTGTAGTGCATTTATTACACGTTCCGTTGTTTTCATCTCACAACCCATGATGAACCTGTATCTATTTTAGTAGCTAATCCTTCTTCTCTTTCTTGTTGTTCACGATCTTCAATATCATTATTTATTTGTTTTTTATAATTAATAAGTTCTTCAGAATATTGCCATTTTTCAGGTTTTCTTCTTCTTACAGCCTTTATACCTTCTATTTCAAATCTAGACATTATTAAACCATCTTCAAAATATTTTTCTAATAGTTCTTTTTTAGCATCAACAATAGCCTGATATGCCTTAATTTGCATTTGTCCTTCCTTAATTTGCTTTAATAATTGTTCTGGTTGTGGTTTCATTTATAAAATTTAATTTCTATATATTCTCGTGGTACATAATTATCAGGCAATTGTACAAGCCAATCTAAATATATTTTTGTTACCCATAATATCTGTGGATCTTCAAAATGCGCTAACCATTCTTCTCTTTCTATAGCTTCTAATTCTTCTTCAAAAGACATTTTAAGCATAAAAAGTAACTGTTATTTATAGTATGTGGTTAACCCTAGTTTATTGCAAGTACAAACTTAATATTAGTAGCTAGTTTAGACACCACATGTACAGGCATGTGAACTCTAGCTACCTTTATTATTATCCATCTTTTCTTTAATATTTGCGACCTCTTTTTTCAGAATCTTAGTAAATATTTTCTTAAATATTTTCTTTATTTGATTTAATACCGCTTGCATAGCTATGCCTCCTGTAGTGGACAAAATAGATGCTGTACCCGCAGCGATAATACTCGATGCAATCACTTCTGGGGCAGGTATTGGCATTTCACCAAAAAACGGTAAATTAAATGTAGCTACAGTTTCAGATGATAAGGTTTCTTTGGGTGCTGGCAGGTTCTGCGGTATTGTTTCTTGTTTTAGTTGCGACTCTATCGCCTCTGAAGATGATTTTTCTTCTCCAACAGAAGATCCCAAATCTTCCTGAAGTCCCGACTGAACTTGCTCCAAACTTGGAAGAAGAATTGGATCTAGATAAGGTTCTTCCACAATTGGGGGATAAAAAATTGTTTTAGGTGGCTTAAGAATATAGTTTGTATCAGGTAAATATATTTCTGGTATATCCACTTAGGTGTAAGAACCATGATAAGTTCCAGCAGTGGTACCGTTTGACCATGATGAGGAATTATTACTTCCAATAGCTTTTCCAGCAGCACCACCGCTTCCACCTTGGCCGGGGCCGAAGTTAGTATTATAGGTAGCATTACCACCATTAGAACCAGAAGTACCAGCATTACCAAGAGTGCCACCATTACCACCATTACCACCAACACCACCTATATTGTAAGAACCATTTTGTCCAGAATTACCATTAGTCTGATTTTGGTTATAGCCTTGGCCTTGACCACCATCTCCACCACGGCCACCGTGATAGTAAGCAAGTTGCTGTCCTGTTCGACCAGCACCACCGCCACCGCCGCCTCCTCCGCCACCAGAAATTTGACCGCCTGAAAAGTTGTTTATTGTTGCGTTTGCACTACTGACTAATATTGCATTACCGCCATCACTACCACCATTACCATTTTGAGGGTTAGTTTGGTATTGTTGACTACCTAAACCACCATTACCACCATCACCGCCATGTCCCATGATAGTACCATAATTATTAATAGTTAAAAATCCACCCATACTGGCTGAAACAGTTATAGCTATATTATTATTTGTTGCTCCAACTGTTACTCCGCTTGGAATGTTGTATATTTTTGCTATATTTTTAGTCCAATTTGAACCGAATACACTTGATAAAACTATATTTACAGAATTATTAGTTGCTGCAAACGTTGGTACAATATCTACTTTGCCTTCTATATAGGCAATACTACCAGAAACAAAGAATATAGTACAAAAACCTCTAGCAGGTATAGTATTATTTCCAGTAGGATAAGAAGGGTCATTAGTATTATATATAGTTAGACCTGATGCTGTAAAAAGATTTTTAAAGCTTGCACTATTATTAATAAGAATTACTTTATCACCAGCAGAAAAAACATTATTTGGTATAGTAATGTCACCAGATAAATTTATAGCTTTGTCAGCATCTGTAGCTACTAAAGTATAAGCATTAGATTGTGAATTTATAACAGTACTGCCAGTTGCAACTGCAAATGTGCTTGCACCTGTAATTCTTCCCTGTGCATCAACTGCTAATGAAGGTATTGCAGTTGCAGAACCATAAGTACCTGCTGTAACAGAAGTGTTTGCTAGTCCGTCAGCTTGTGCTTTAGTTAAACCCATTTAAATACCTCCTTTCTAAGGCTTAGGATATTTAGCTTTAACAGCACTAATATGAGTATGCCAAGTTGCAAACTTTGTTTTTAAATCATCGTCAGCATCTATTGCATGAAACAGCATATCTAGCTGATTACCGATTGTGTCATATATAGTATCTGTTGTACCAGCTACACCTGTTCTTAGACGTTTATATAAAGTAGCTGATGCTTGCGCGTCTAAAGTTGCTCTTGCCTCTTTTACTTTTGCATCATCAATATCTACTTTTTTATTGTCTTTATCAAAGCAACCAGCAGAATCATCTATTGATACAACTTGATCTTTATAAGCAAGATAGATAGCTTCATGATCGAGAATCATAATTAATAAATCCTTTTAACTAAATTATAGTAGATAGCCATTATGGTGCTACATACATTATAAGTTATGTAGATGGTTCTATTTCCATCAAAACTACTGATGAAAGGTTTGAAGGTGTTGAATTAAGTACTGTACCCCATGCATTACCACTTCCAGTAATATTCTTAATAGCTACTTTGTATGTCCTAGCATTTGTATTACCAGCAACTTTAACATGATTCCCTCCCATTACAGCAGTTAATAATGTACCACTATTACCATAATCATAGCCTCTTATTCTTTGTTGAAATAGATAAGTAGATTGATCGTCATCTGTTACCGCTACCTCCCCAACTGTGTCAGCCGTACCATTAGTGTAATTAACCATATGCAAAGTAAACATTCCTAGTATTAAATTTGTTGCTGATGTAGGTGTGATAGATAAATTTAAATCTGTAGCAATAGTGTAAGCTGTTTTACTAGATGTAGAAACTTGAGTAGAACTTAACTTATGTTTCATTTGTATGACCTTTCCACCGCCGAAACCTGAAGCTGTACCTGAACAAGTTGCATTAGCTGGAAATACTACATTTCCTGATCCATCTAACGTAATAGCATCACTAGATGCTGAAGTGCTTCTTATTGCGTTTGTAATTAATCTACTCATGCTGCTACCTCTTTTACACTAATAGTACTTGTAAATCTTGGTGTTATTGCGCTATCTCCATCAGTTTCACCTGCCGATCTATTAATATAAATAGTCATTGGAGATTCAGATTGTACTTGAATTTTATATGTAACAGTACTTGTTGTTGATGGTGAATCTAAAAATTCAAATGAAAATGGATGAGTAGTATCTGTGTTATAAACACCTTGAGTTCCAAAAGTACAACGAGATCTATTACCAGCCGTATCACCTATACAAATTGCTGTACTATCACGCATTAAATAAAACCTCATACCGTATGCAATAGTAGTGCTTAAGCCAGCCATAAGAGTTCCTGAAATTAGTATTTTATTAGAACTAGAACTTGGAGTAATATCTACAGAATAACCTGTAATATCTACTTGAGATGTTGAAGCTGTAGAGAATGTATCTGTTTTAGTAACTGAAACTACTTGTAAAATATTACCTGCTCTATTAAGAGTATCAATAGTTGAATTTACATCACTAGGTAATTTAAGAGTACGATCAGAGGCAGGGTTACTATCAGGTGCTGATATTATTACACCATTTCCACCGCTATGTAATAACTTAATTTGACTCATGATTTTGGATACTTATCTTTTATAGTTTTGATAGTACTTTTCCAAGCATCTATGCCTTCATGATATATCTGATCAAATTGCATTTCAAATTTTGGATATTCTGCTCTTCTTTTAGATTTATAACTATCATTTTCTAAATCCCAAGCAGCCTGTAACGCGGCAAGTCCATCTGTACATTGTTTTTCTGTAGGTTTAATACCACCATCATGCACTATAAGATTTTTATAAATTTTATTTGTGTGATCAGACCATCCAAACCATTGTCCTGTTCTTACCCTTATTAAGTAATCTTCTATGTGATCTGGCCTTCCGTTAATGTCCATGTTAAGTGTCAGCTAAACGAATAAAATTGAATCTAGTTTTATATATGCTTCCACTTCCTTGTGTTTCAACGTTTGAATCATGAACTTGCATTTTAAATTGAACTTTTACATTTGATGTATTGGTGCAATCTATAATTGCTTGACAAGCATTAGAATTAGTTCTCTGTGAGTTATAGTTGTCAAACCAACCACCTGATCTTCCTACTTCAACATATGTACTATTATCTTCAGTAGCAAAAATAGCAAATTCATTATATCGACTCTGAGAACCACTTATCTGTTCATAAAAAAGAACACCATTTACTAACCAAAATCCTGTTGAAGGGAAAGTCCATATACCGCTACTTACACTCATTCCAGTACCAAGTTTATCAAAACCATCACCAGAAAGGTTACATCTGGATAAATTATTTGCAATAGGAGTTGCATTGCCAGAAAAACTAGATGTTAAATACCATGAATCTGCTTCAGTTACACCTCCAACACCACTTGCTAAATCATCAGCAGTTATACAACCATTAGGTAAACCACCTACAGATATACCTGTTAAAGTTCCATCACCATTTATTACTATTGGCATAATTAAATTTTATACAATGACATAACGAGAACCAGATGGAATAGTAACAGTTACACCGCTTGCTATTATTATATCCCCTGCGCTTATTCCTGACTTGTTTGTTGTCATTGTGTAATTATTAGATATTGTTAATGAGTTCTCAGTAATACAACCATCCGCAACTTGAGATGAAACACCTGTTAAATTAGATCCATCACCTGCATATGATGTTGCTGTAAGTTGTCCATTACTACTATTAAAAGTAAGGTTTGTACCAGTTTTTAAAGCTAAATCTCCTGTAGCTCCTGTAGCAAAAACTGGGAAACAGGTTGTATCACTACTTTCATCGGCTAGTGTAGATGTTGTTGAATTACCAATAGCAACAGCAGCACCCATATTAATAATAAAATATGTCGATCCTGTAGCTGGTGGTGAATCAAAAATAATATCAGTTCCATTTACAACATAACCGTCTGTCATATCGCCCTGACCAGTACCATCATTAGGCTGTTGCATTACGCCATTTATTGATACTCTCAAAATTTCTGCATTAGCAGGTGTTACGGCGTTACTTGTACCTTTTGTGACTAATTTAAATCTATAAGCAACACCGTTAAAAGAAGCTGAACCTCCTCCTGTAGCAGAAGATGATGCAATATCTAATAAATCTGCTGTACCTGATCCTGATTGCGGTAAATTTGTTAAATTTGCACCTGATATAGCAGGTAAAACATTAGGAAATCTTGCATCTGGTATAGTACCACTTGCTAAATCTGAAGCATCTAAATTTGTAAGATTAGAAGCGTTAGCCGCTGGTAAAGTTGCTGGAAATCTTGCATCAGGTATAGTTCCAGAAGATAAATTACTAGCATTTAATGCAGAACCATCAATAAAACCTGCACCATTTGTTAATTGATTATTATTTGTAGGAATTGTAGGTTTATTTAATAAATCATTGTAATTTACAACATTTGAATTTGTAGAAACAGCGTTACCCATGTATGCATGAGCCGAACATTGATAATGAAGTACCAAAGGTGTTGTGTCGCTTACAACTATCTGAGTATATGCGCCAGATTGACCCGCTGTGCCATTTGTTGTAACACCTGTTGTATATGCTGTAGTCTTATCTGCTTCTAGGTAAAATCTTAGTGGATGGTTAGCGTTAGAACTGTCTGACTGATCAAAACGATATGTTCTACCAGCAGTAAGTGTTATAAATGGTGCTTCATATCCGTTAATTTTATAACCGTTACTAGATCCTGTTCCGTTATATCTATGGTTAGCAGTTTTACTAGCAACAGTAACTGTAAGTACTTTTGTAGAGCCTGTATAGGTAGCCTGTAATGTAGAAAAACCTCTTATTAATCCATCATTTTGTAATGTAATATCACCTGAAATAGTCGGGTTGCTACTAGAACCAGCATCTACCCATGATAAGTTACCAGAACCATCACTAGCTAATACATAACCGTTTACAGCAGCGTCTTGATTAGGTAAAGTCCATACAACATTAGAAGAAACTGTAGCAGGTGCTTTAAATCCTACATAATTAGATGAATCAGCGTCTGCATAACGCATTTCTTTTTGTCCATTAGCCGTAATATGTTCCGATGAAGTCCATGAATCTGTTGAATCTACCCAATTAAATGTTTTATCAGTTGCGCCTTTAAGTGTTATACCTCCACCGTCTGCTGTTGTATCTGAGGGTGTTGAAACTTTGCCTAAAGTAATATTTTTATCCTCAACATCTAAATTAGTAGTATTTACAGTTGTAGTCGTTCCATTTACAGTAAAATCACCGCCAACTGTAAGATTTCCTGTAAGTAGTCTGTTTGCATCAGGAATAGGTACATAATCTAAACTTTGCCATGCTGTTGTACCATCACCAATTTTAAATTTTTTTGTGTCTGATTCTATGCCCCACTCACCTGCTAGTAAAACAGTATTATTACTATTCCAGTTACTTGCCGTATCTCTTCTTTGCTTTTGTAATGCTGTTAATGTTACCGTCATTCTATCTAAGCAGAAGTACCTGAATCTATTATATTAGTTCTAGCAGGTAAATTACTACTTGTTAAGGCATCTAATAAATAACTCCTAGCTGTAGTTGACGAATCACCAGCATCATATACAACATCCCCAATATCAATAGGAACTGACCTTAATTCAATTTCTACATTCCATTTGCTTGTTATACCATCAGAAATTACAGGCGGTGATGCATATAACCATGCAAAATCACTAACTAAAGCTACAGGTGGAGATGCGTAACCATTCCAAGTACTAGCACTTAAATAAAAAAATTCAAAACTTCCATTCTGTCCATCATAATGTGTTCTTATTGTATTTACCTCTGTTTCAGATAAATTATCAAATGATAGCTGTAAGGTCTGATTTATACGCCTATTACCTAATCTAAAACCTGTTGTAGTTCCATTTGATGTAGATTGCAAGGCATTAGGAAAATCACCTTGAGTATATAGTCTTGTTGTCGGTATTATTGATGGGAATGTAGCCATTATAAAGGTACTGTTATTAGCTCTATACTTGTACTATATCTATTAGGTGAAGAAATACTAATTTGAAAAGGGCTTGCGTATCTCCATTGATAACTGCTACTACTTACAGGGGGTGTTGAATAACCAAGCCATATAGCAGAAGATAAATCAAAGGGTTCAATAGTACCATTTTGATCATTAAAATGCGTTAGCAATGTTTGTGCTTGTGTCTCTGTTAAATATTCATAAGTTATAGTTAATCTTTGTTCTACTCTTTTATTAGCTAATAAAAATCTTACATCTCCCCCACTTCTACCTTCATGTACATTTTGAGGGTAGTCACCATATATAAGTGATCTAGTTTCTGGTTCTATACTTGGGAAAGTAGTCATTGTAAAACTGTAAATGAACCTGTTAATAATTCATTAGTAATTTCTGAAACATTACTATTATTTAGTGGAAAATGTGATGCTTCTATATTACTAATTCCGTTAGTATCGTATGTAATGCTAGTAATTTGGTAATATTCTATTTCTGTTCTGTTATCACCAACACTATTATTTCTAACAGTTTGTAATTTTATAATATTTGTAGGTATCAAAGAAGTAGTTATAAGTGGTGTAGAAAAAGAAATAGTATGTGTGCAATGTTTTCTTTTTGATAATTCATATTTTGCATATAATATTGCATGATTTGGATCAGTACAAAAATCACTCATATCAAACTGTTCAGTAGGTGCATCTAAATCAGTTGTTGTAAATTTAACACTTACAGTTTTCCGCCTTGCTACCTCTGTAGGAATACAGTTTGTGTATATACAATTTGCAACAAAATTTCTTTTTTCTTCAACTGATAAATATTGTTTACTAAATGATTCTTGTATTATATTTGTTTCTGTAAAAGTCATTACAGGAGATATTGCACCTGTTTCTAATTGATTACTATTATTAATTGGTAATATTGTTGAAAATTCATATTTACCGCCTACAGATAAAAATGAAAGGAAAAAATAAGGTGAAATTTTAGAAATAAACTCAACTATGTTAACAGCTTTTGATATAACACCGTTAAAGAAAAATGAATTATTTGTACAAAATGTTGATAGGGCTTGTAAATTACTAAGTTTTACGGGGGCTACAATAGCTGCTGTATTATTACCGTCAATTTTTTTGTAAAGTTTAAACAAATGCATAGCTAAATCTATAAACTGATTACTTGCGCCTTGTGTATAACTAGATCCTGATAAACCTGCACTATATAAATCTACTTTTACACCTTGTTCATAAAATATATAAACTTGTTTTGTAGTAGTAGGAAATGTACCTGATGCAGGTGTTTCGTATAAATTACCACTAGTTGCTAAAAAAGTAATATCTGCGAAAGAGGAATTATTATTAGATGTATTTTGTATAGTTGTACTTGTACCTATAATATATTCACTTTGTACACCGTCTAATGTTCCTGTAGATGCGGGTAATTGTGTATCTCTTTGAGTATTTAAAGCAACAAATGTATATTTAAAAACAAACTTTGTCCTTCCACCGCTTATTTGTTTATAATCTGCTAATAATTGTCCCTGTAACGGCGGTATTAACGTATTACCAGTATTAAAAAAATCTGTAATTGTTCCAACTGCTGTACCTGTATAACGACCTGTTGTAGTATCGTAGCGTTGATTTACAGCATATTGTTGATTTACAGGATACCCTGAAAAGTTTGAATATGCAACTGTAACATTAGCACCTGTTTCAGCATCAAAAACCTGCTGTGTTACAGTAAAAGTTATATTAGATGTATCTCCCGACCCAAAAACTTTTTCTCTAACTGCAAAATGATCTTTGCCCCTATCTGGGGCGTTATCAAAATGATCCCCACTAGGTTTTTGTAATGCAGTTAAATAAGAATATATATCATTACCACAATACAGACCAGCACTATTTATAGGGCATGAATTTGGATTAGCTGCTAAAACTGCTGCACTATTATATATATGTGTAAGACTAATATTTGCAGCATCACTCGTAAAAGCTATTTTATTTAGACCAGTAAATGCTTTAGCTTTATCAGGTGTACTTACAATCTCGCCTTGTGATATAACGAATAATAATTTTTGTACAAATGATTGTGTACCAGCTTTAATTATTGATGGTTGCAACCATACACCCCCAATATTGTTAGCTCTCTTACCAAATACTATTGGTACTGTTTCACCTGCTTTTGCTATTTTTTGTGTTACATCTAAATCTGCATTTGGTTTTTTTATGTTTTCTAAACTTTCATCTAATACAAATGAATCATCTGCTACATTTGATTTTCTTTGTGATATAGCTGAAAAAGAACTAAAATTTTTTATAAAAGTGTAACCCATTTAGTACTCCTCTAACATAATTATTAAATTAAAATCGTATGGTGATACTAGAACATCAGCAGATATTGCTTTTTTAAACTTTTTTGTACCTCTTAAAAAAGTACCATCTTCTGCTTTATATGCTCTTTTATTATCAATAACTAATCCTGTAACATTTTCTAGCACTGTGCCATCTTCTAAAATACATTTTATGTTTTCTGCAAAAATTTTATTCATAGCGTAACAAACCTACCTAAAATATCACTACTAATACGCCTTGATGGTACTTGCGCTTTTTGTTTCGATATTGCAGGGCTAACTGTCCATGTAACAGTAGTATCTGTAACGCTTGCATTCTCTATAGTTCCTATAAATCTTGATATTAAACTAGCTGAATTACTTAAAGCGTCTTGACCTATAGGCTGCAAATATAAAGAAGCTATTACAAGTCTATCCCCACCTATTGCTGTATCTGTTAAATCAATAATTGCTGCTGTTGCAGCTATGTTTACAGTTAAGTTTGTAATATTACTAGCTTCCATTGATGAAAAACCGGACGCATCGTAAGCTAAATATGCATATGATACAGTTTGTTCAGCATCTGAATCTGCTGTTAAATTTTGTGCAGTTTGATAAAAATTTTGATATGCATTTGTAGGTAATCTTTTACCAGAATTATTTAAAACGCTAGATTTATCTGCGTAATATTCTAAAAATGTAAGAATGTCGAAATTAGCCATATTATAAACCTAATGCCCTCCTAGTTTTAAAGTCACCTTGTATTAAATTTATTGTTTGATTTATACCGCTTTGTACTGCTGATGCTAAATCTTTTGTTGTAATAAAATTAGTTCCATCCATTTGCGTAACAGCACCTGTAGTAATATTTACATTTGGTGCAACATATCCTCCTTCAGCAAATCTAGGAACCGCTGCTGAACCTCTGTAGCCTGCTAAATAATTTTTTGAAAACTGTGCAGCTTTTCTTGCTGGTATTACATATTCACTTCCAGCTTCACCTAGATAACTAAGTGTAGGACTTGTAACAATACCTCCTAAAGCCATTGGTTGACCACTCCCTGAACCACCACCAGAACCACCACCAGAACCACCACCACTACTTTTCCTTTTTTTTCTTAAAGCTGCTAATTTAGCTAAAATTCTATTTATAAAATTAAGAAACGATCTTAGAGGGGCGGTAGCTGCACTTACAGCACTTTTTACTACATTTGGTATTGCTTCAAACGCGCTTTTGATACCATTCACAGCATTTGTAAATGCATTACTAACAAATTCAGCAAAACCTGTAAAAGGTTTTTGTATAGTTTCGCCAATACTTTGAAACATAAAAATAAAATTATCTTTAAGTGCTACTAAAAAATCACCTACTGCTTTAAATCCCTCACCTATTTGATCTCTAAATTTGAATATTAATACACCTAAACCTATTATTGCAGCAGGTATTGCAGCAGCAGCTAAAAATGGTGCAAATGCAGTTACTAAACCACCAACAGCCGTAACTACTCCACCTATTGCAGGTGTTATTGCAGCAAAAACGGCTCCTAATTTTATGGCTGCTATAGCTTTAATAGAAATCACCATTGCACCAAATAAAGGTACTAACGTAACTATTAAAGGTAATAACAACCCAATAGCTATAACAATACCTTTTACAGGCGCTGGTAATCCAGCAAATTTTTCAACACCAACTGTAACTATATCTACTAATTTTTCTAATGCAGGTAAAAAAGCACTTGTAAGTTGTACTTTTAAAACATTAAATTTTTCACCCATTTGAGCGAATTTATCATTAAATGTTGCCATACGTTCAGCATCTAATTGTGTAAATCCTGTACTTAAACTTTGTATTGCTTCACTACCTTGGTTCATAACTGGAATTAATTTTGCGCCCATACCAGTACCAAATATTTCAGATGCATTTGCAGCTGCTAATGTTCTATTATCCATTTCTTTTATTTTGTCACTTATTTCAAAAAACATTGTGTCTAGTGATTTAAGTGAACCATCATTATTAGTTACAGAAACACCCAACCTATCAAATGCTTCTTTAGCAGTACCTACACCATCTGATGCATCTTGCATGTTTTTAGCAAGTGTAGGAAATGCCTTACTAAGAGTTTTAAAATCTGTACCACCTAAATCCGCTGCTTGTCTTAATTTATCTAAAACAGGCACAGCAAGTCCTGTTTTTTGGCTCATCTTTTCTAATTGATCACCTAATTGCAAAGTATCATTAACTAATTTACCCATACCAGCAATACCTATAGCAGGTGCGAGATTTTTAAATACACCAAAGGCATTACTAGCAGCGGTTTTTAATTTATTCATTGCTATAGATGTATTATTAGTAGTTGTTTTTAATCCTCCTAAACTTTTCTGCAACCCACCTATTTGATTTTGTCCTTGTACCTGTGCTTTTATTGTATATGAGGTAGATAGATCCATTATTTACTTTCTTTGTTTAATGTTTCTACTATTTTAGCCTCTAATACCTGTAAGTCAGCAAGTATTTCTAAAGGTTTCTTGATTTTTTTGCTTTTAAGTTTAAAAATAAAAGCTACTGCATTGTAATCAAGACCAAAAATAACACCTTGGTCTATTCGCCATTGAGTTTGTATATCTAAAAATATTTTTATTGATTCCCAATTACAAGGTAATACTTCAAATATTTTTTCATCTTCTTTTTTTTCTATGGGCTGATCGAATAGTACAGCATCATCTTCAGCAGTTTCATCAATAATACGATCACCGCACCAAAACAATGCAGCCCCTTCTAGTTTTTTGTTTTTTGTTGTGCAACCACTTCTAAGTATTGAGTTACTAATATATTAGCTAGACCAGCTATATCTAAAACTTGTTTTTTTGTAGATTTTGTAAATACTACAGGCTCATTTCCATCAGTTATGCCTTCCCACCCTACTAATATCTCATCTGCTATTAATAAATCGCTTATATCTGTGCCATCAATAATACCTTGTTCAAGTTCTTTTTGTTTTTTTTGCGCCTGCGCTCCTATTTCATTTATTCTAGATTGTGGAAGAATTTTAAAAATAGCGTCAAATGTTTCTTCTTTTTGAATACCACCATCAGCAGGTGTATAAAATTTTATAGGATGCGTAAAAGTTGCTTCCTTTTTTAAAATAAACATAAAAATTATATAATCTCTTCTAGGGTAAACCCTTTTGTACGACTTGACAACTAGGTATAAGCTAATGAAAATTCATCATTACCCGCAGCTGTAGGTGTAGCATAAAAGGGTAAATTTAACATAGTAATTCCATCGGATTCTTCATAAGTAGGCTGCCCTAAATCAGTTTGTGGACAACTAATATTAACAATATTACCCGCACCACCTGAATGTTGATATAAATTACCCCCTGTTGTTGTACCTTCTGCTATTGAGAAAAAGTTTTTAGAAGCAAGTGTAGGCATTTCTACAACCATAGTTCCTGATGGCCTTCTATCTGTAATTAGTGCTTCTTTTGTACCGCCTACAAGTTCTCTATAAATGACTTCATTAGCAAAATCTAGTTCCCATGATTGTAAAGCAGCGGCAAAACCAAATATTTCAAAACCTGTTGTATTACCATTTTTGAATATTACTGGTTCTGCTTGATTTGATTTTGTAACTGTTGGTAGTGCAGTATCTGTAATTGTAGATTTTATTCCTTGCATCTCAAAATTTATCATAGGTATTTCATTAACAGCGCAACTAATAGAAAAACTACCTCTTGCTCCAAGAATTGCGTGTTTTACACCATCATAGTTAACAAAAAATGTACATGAATCTTGTGTAGCTAATGAAGCAGGTGTGTAAGTAACGCTTGTTGACGATACAACATTTGCAGATAGACCACACGCCTTTAGTACAGGATCATATTTTGGGGCTGTACCTGCCGCGCCTGAACCTACCATGTAAACTGAAAAACTTAAACTAACTCTAGTATTAGATAATAAAACTGGGTAATTTCCAACATATGGCCTTATAGTTTCCTGTTCTACCTCATCACTTTCTAGGGGTGTAATCTCAAGATCAACTACTTCTAAATAATTTGCGCTCCCTGAAGGATTGCTTGAACTTCCGTAGCTGGATTCTGCTTTAACTAGTAAAGATCTTTTTCTATGAAGCTTTGGCATTGTCCTGATTACTGTATGAACACTATGTACATATCATAAACCCTTATAAGAAGAATGTAACTATCATTGACTTAAATCATCAACATTTGTTCTATATCTTATTTCATATTCGCAACCAAATATACCACCTGACTGATCGCCATCAATATATTGAAAACTTGTATCTGTAGGTTTTACATCTATTGCATTACCATTTAATGTTAAATCTGCCATTAGCCTAGAGTGTAAAGATTCTATTACAGGATCAGCAGTAGGATATGGTGTAGCACTTCTTACAACAACACTAATAACTACTGTAAGAGTATGATCTAGTGTAGCTAATGATGTTTCTTGTTGTACTACGTCATTTTGAGGTTCAATAACTATAGAAGGTGTTTCACTTCTTGTAAATGCTGTTGTTCTACCTCTGAAAATACGATCAGAAACGCCTGTAGTACCTGCTAATACTGTTGCTATTCTTGCTAATATTGTTTCTCTTTTAGTAGTCATTAATTTTTAGATAAACTTAATCTACAAAATACACCATCATTTTCTTTTTTCGTATCTCTTACTGTAAATGCTGTTCCATCTACTGTAATACTTGCGCCAGATAATAAAGAACCAAAATCAGAAGTTTTTGCTGTTAATTCATACTCTGTACTTATGATCATATCCCCTGCCAATATTTGATCAGGCTGTTCTAATATTCCTAGTCCTGTAATACCGCCAGATGTACAAGTAACACCAAAATCATTTAGATATACTGCTAGTGTTGTTGTATCTTCTGTAAAAGGCATTATTTAGATGTTTTTTTTGATTTTGTTAATGTTTTTGCTTCTGTTGCTTTTCCTCTATCAATAAGGAACTGACCATCATAATCTGATACATCATATGTCTTTCCTTTTTCTAGATGCTTACCAGAGGCTGCAACTGCTTTTAATACTTTAATTTTCATATAAAAAAAAGGGGCATTACGCCCCCTTATTATAGCTGGTTTACTATGTTGTAATATCAACTATTGCAGCAACTGATTCTGCATGTTGTAGTGCTACGTCAAAAGCAACAACTGCTTTTACGCTTGTTAAATTCTTTTGGAAGTCATCCCCTGACTCACCTACAGAAATTTCTACACCACCGCCAAATATTCCTAAGACCACTTGTGTAAAGTCTGCAAGAATTAGGGCTGAACAAACACCTGAAGAACTACCTTTTGTAAGGTTAGAAGGTACATTGTTTGTCATAGCGATTGGATAGCCGTTAACAGCTAAAGGTGTTTCACCTCTACCGATTGCCATTAAGTTGTTATTAACAATGTACTCACCGCCAGATGTTTTAAGCTTTTTAATAGCTCCCATTACTTTAGCGTTAGTAGCATAAGCAACTGAATCAGGGTTTACAGCGGC